TGAGGAGATACAAGATTTAGGTTATCTGTCCGAAAAGTTTGATGCAAGTAATTCAGAGTGGTTTGATCGATGGGGATTTGCCCGAGCCATTGAAGCCAAGCTAAAGGAGAAGAACAAGTGGTAAATATCGTAACAGGGCTACGACTGAAAGAACCAAGTTAAAGGAGAAGAACACATGACGGAAGAACTTGGACCGTGGTGTAACGGCGAAGCATGGTGCCTGGAATGCCATAATGAGTGGGTTGCAATCTGGCCACTTGGTGCTGAGTCACTAGAGTGTCCGGACTGTGGCAGCACAGACACGGATAGGGTACAGGAAACCCCACACAAGAGGAAAAAAGAAGAACGGCATGTGAGATCACGAGCCTATGAAGCATGGAGAGAATCCGAATCCTATCAAGTACCTATGACACCTGCAGGTGTGGAAGCTGCTAACGCTAGGATGAGAGCATTTGTAAAAGGATTTGAAGCAGGTGTACATGCAGCTGCTGACATGCTTGAAGAAAAGCACACAGAGGAAAAACACACAACCACCAAGTTACACAACTACTATCTGGTATCATCCAGATTAGTGAGGGAGTTGTATAAAGATGATTACGACACTGGACGTTGAGAACACAGTCACTGTACGAGATGGAAAGAAACACTTAGATCCATTCGAGAAAGGTAATACTTTAGTCATGGTAGGTATCAAGCACCTTGACCAAGAACCACAAGTCTATACTTTCGATCATTCGGAAGTGCAGGTAAATGTAGATAAGTACCGACATAATGTACAGGAAGCTCTCAACAAAACTACCCTACTCATAGGTCACAATATCTCTCACGATCTACTGTGGCTCTGGGAGTGTGGGTTTAAGTACACAGGTAAAGTATTCGACACAATGTTAGGTGAATACATCTTACTACGTGGTATAACTAACCCCCTTGACTTGGGATCAGTGGCAATGAGACACAATTCCCCTGTCCAGAAACAGGATGTCATCAAAGATTATCTCAAACGTGGTATCTCAGTACGAGATATCCCCCATGCAACACTCTCAGAATATCTATGCCATGATCTAGGTGCTACTGAATGGGTCTACAAATCCATCCAGAACAAGCTACAGCAGCCTGAGTATGCAGGGCTAGTGGGTACTATCGATCTCACTAACGAAGTCACTGTAGTGCTTGCTAGGATGTATCAGGCAGGGTTCAAGGTAGACATGGAAGCACTGGAACAAGTAAGACACCAGTTCATTACCGAGAAATCTGAGATTGAGAAGTATTTAAATGATCAGGTGCATAAGCTTATGGGCGATACACCGATCAATCTCAATAGCCCTGAGCAATTATCGTGGGTAGTTTATAGTAGGAAACCATTGGACAAGTCTAGGTGGGTATCAGCTATCACACCTTATATGTCCGATACAGATTTCAAAGCAGCAGTGAAACAGAACTTCTCTACCCTGTATAAAACAAAAGCTATACAGTGCAGTGAGTGTTCTGGTATAGGGTCTATCTATAAGGTTAAGAAAGATGGTTCCGCATTCAAAAGGGCTACGAAATGCAATGCATGTAATGGCTCAGGCTTTATCTATGAGCAGACGAAAGATGTCGCAGGACTTAAATTCACAGCCCCCAATTCAAAGTGGGCATCTGCCAACGGGTTTAGTACGTCAAAAGACAGCCTTGAAATACTCGAAAGGGTAGCTGTATCAAAGCAAATGCATGAGGCATCTGAGTTTTTAAGTAAGCTCAGAAGACTGTCAGCCCTGGACAGTTACCTAAGCAATTTCGTAGATGGCATTGCAGCTTTCATAAAAGGTGATGGCATGTTGCATGTGAGATTGAATCAACATATCACAGCAACAGGTAGGTTCAGTGGTTCCAATCCCAACATGCAGAACATGCCAAGAGGAAATACATTTCCTGTGAAGCGTGTATTTGTTTCACGTTGGGAAGGTGGGAAGATTATGGAAGCTGACTTTGCTCAACTAGAATTCAGGGTTGCAGCATTCTTATCTCAAGATGAAACAGCAATCAAAGAAGTCAAAGAAGGATTTGATGTTCACTCGTACACAGCAAAGGTTATTACGGAGGCAGGCCAAACAACATCTAGACAAACAGCTAAAACTCATACATTCGCACCCTTGTACGGAGCCACAGGATATGGAAGAACACCTGCAGAATCGGCGTATTACGAACACTTCATGGAAAAATATCAGGGAGTAGCTACATGGCACAAGCAATTAGCAAGGCAGGTAGTTAGCTATGGTTTCATTAAACTGCCCAGTGGCAGAGAGTTTGTATTCCCTAACACACAGCGTAAGAGAGATGGCACTGTAACAAACTTTACACAGATAAAGAATTATCCTGTACAAGCATTTGCAACTGCCGATATAGTTCCACTTGCATTAGTAGAAATACATAAACGACTTGTGCATTATGAAAGTTGTGTGGTAAATTCTGTACATGATTCCATTGTGATTGATGTACATCCCGATGAAACAGAGTATGTAGTACAGGTTATCGACGCAGTTCAAGCTAATCTTATCAATCTTATTAATAGGAGATGGTCGATAGATTTCAATGTACCACTTGCATTGGAAGCAAAGATAGGAAATAATTGGCTTGAACAAAAAGATGTTCCACAAACCACTTTAAATTAAGGAATTAAAATGAGTACAAGTTTAACACTCGTAAACAACGGTAACTTCGCTGCCATGGCAGATGCTATGGGTATGTCAGTAGACATGAAATCACCTAAGCAAGCTAGCAATCTAGCTCGTTTAAAGATTGGTCACAAGGCAGTGATGGGTGAAGAAGAGATTAAGGGTAAGATCAAGAAGGTAGAAGTTCTTGAAGCAGGTATGTATGTCCTTAATCACAATGAGACTGATTACTACCTTAAAGATCCAAGCATTCGTTTGTTCAATCAACGATTCATGTACAAGCGATTCGTTAAAGGTGAACCCAACATCTATGTGAAGACTGTGATGGACAAGGATCTTAATGCAGATCTTAGGGACAACCAGGGTGGGTTTAATTGTGGTAAGCCTTCAGGTTGGATCAAGGATTACAATGCATTGCCTACAGAAATCAAGACACTGATGAAATCAATCAAGCGTGTACGTGTACTCTTCGGTGAAATCTCAGCCAATGATGCATACACTGCAGATGGTCAGTCCGTTATGCTTGATAACTTCATTCCATTCATTTGGGAGATTGACAACAAGGATGCATTTAAATCTGCAGGTGCAGTTATTGCATTGTTTGCTAAGCAGAATCGTTTGCTACCTCAGCATTTAGTAAACCTGAGTACAGAAGCTAACCCACTTCCTAATGGTGAGCAATTCTATACACCAGTATTTAATGTTGACTTTGGTAACATGCTCCCCCTTGAAGATAAAGATCAGATTACCTTTACGAACTTTAATGATTGGATTAGTAACTACAATGATTACATCATTAAGAAGTTCAATGAGGGATCGGCTAAGAGGGAGCAAGAGCGTGATGACAATCTTGTCGATGAGTTTGTAGATGTGGACGTAGCTGCCTAACATGAACCACCCTGCCGAACTTAAGGTACACCAGTATCTTTCCAACATACGACATGGGGATAGTACCTTATCCCCTGAAGTGATTGAACAGATTGTGGAGGATATACGTGCTGCCTTAACTAGGCAGTTTGTTGACAAGTTAGACAATACATTTACATTGCGTATGTCTAATGTAGGCAGAGCTTACTGTCAGCTGTGGTTTGATAAGAATGCCCCACACAAAGCTATCCCTCACAGTACTAACTTTGTCATGAATATGATGATGGGGGATATCATTGAGGCTGTATTCAAGGGACTATTGACACAAGCAGGTGTGGCATACTCAGATGGAAGTAGAGTTACTCTTGATCTAGGTGAGTACAAGATTCATGGCACACCTGATATTGTCATTGACGGTAAGGTAGATGATGTTAAATCTGCCTCACCATGGTCCTTTGAGAATAAGTTTAAGTCATTTCAAACCCTGGCAGACAATGATTCATTTGGATACTTAGCACAGCTAGCTGGTTACGCTAAAGCTATGGGCATTGAAGCTGGCGGATGGTGGGTAATCAATAAAGGTACAGGGCAGTTTAAATATGTACCTGCCGATGGTTTGAATGTCGATGCTTGTGCGGAGAATATCAAAGCAATCGCAGCAGAACTTGAGGAGAATGTATTTAGAAGATGCTATGAGGCAGAGGAAGAAACATACTACAACAAACCGACAGGGAATAAAGTCCTTAATAAAGAATGCCAGTGGTGTAGTTACAGGTATGCGTGTTGGGAAGGGCTTGAGGAAAGACCGTCACTTGTCTCACGAGCAGAAAATCCCCCAACAATCTCCTATGTCTTTATCAAGAAGAAAGAAAATGAAAGTAAAGACAATACATGACACCCGTAAGGCATGGGCTGTAGGCAAGAAGTATGGTTATCGCAGTGGTTTAGAAGTTAAAGTACAAGAGCATTTAAAAGAGAATGGAGTACATGCTAAGTATGAACACATTAAGATTGAATGGGAAGATCTCATGTATAGAAAATATACACCTGACTTCCTACTTCCTAATGGAGTTATTGTAGAGACTAAAGGATTATTCACTGCACAAGATAGGCGTAAGCATTTACTTATTAAGCAGCAACACCCCATGCTTGATGTAAGATTTGTATTTGAGAGAGCAGATAGGAAGCTAAGCAAGGTATCTAAGAGCACCTATGCGTCTTGGTGTGAGAAGAATGGTTTCCAGTATGCAGTTAAATACGTCCCGTTAGCATGGGCAGAAGAAGAACCTAAGAATTATTTTCCAGAGAAACTAGTTATCTTTAAGGATAAAAAACATGAATCCTAATGATGTCATTGCAGATGATGATGTAGCACTTGTACTAAGTCCTAACTTTGAAAAGGACGGTACATGGACAGGTACATTAGATCTTAATATTGCTATCATGCCTGTAGATAAAGGCACAGAAGAATCAATAGGTGCCATTGAAGAACTTACGAACATGCTTATCACATGCTTTCGTTTGATCACTGAGGACGAAGAGTTCCATCATCAAGTCATGAAGGCAATGATTCAGTACGTAGATCGTGGTGAGCTATTAGATCAAGATAAGCTTGACGAAGTAGAGCAGATGATCGGTGCATCAGATAATGTGTACAAACTAAATGCATGGACTAAGACTAGGGGGAATGCATAATGGACATGGTTAATAGCCCTGCTCATTACAACATGGGGCAATATGAAACAATCGATATCATTGTGGATACACTAGGGAAAGAGGGTGCTATTGCCTATTGCCGTGGCAATGTATTAAAGTACACCATTCGTATGATGCACAAGAATAGACCACTAGAAGATGCTAGAAAGGCACAGTGGTATCTGAATAAGACTATTGAATTGATGGGTGCATTAAAGCACAATGATACTGTGGGGGCATTGAAGTGAAGCAACTTAAACTGTTCGATGATATAGAAGAATTGGAAGATGGTACTGTCTTTGCAGATGTAAGCTTTGTAGTATCCTTCGATAAAAAAGAAATGCCTACAGCTTATACAGATATCCTGTATCTTGAAGATGAGATTAAAGATGCCCTCATCAATGCTA